CCTCTTCGTCGGCAGCGTCAGATGTGTATAAGAGACAGCGCAAAAGAAGACCACCGCTCAGCGGAATATATTGGGGGTTGCTCCCCTGAACCCGATGGACCCCGAAGGACGCTTTAGGAAACTGAGCACACGCATAGCGAGCCCCGCCATAACCGGCGGGGTTTCGTGCATTCAAATTAATTCAGAAATTCCCCCGCCGAGCAGACCGTCACCTCTGAAAACAGTGAATCGTTCAAAGCGGCCTAGACCGAGCGGGGGGAGCCTTTTGAGAATCCCGACAACCAAGGAACACGCCAATGGCAGAAGCAAGCGCATCGATCACGGCGCAAAACACGTATGCGACGATTTCTTATGTCCCGGCGAATGCGAAAGTGGCGATCGGTCTTTCTGGGATTTCAGATTCTACCGTGACGCTTGAAGCCCAATGGAACCAGGTCGGTAATTTTGTCGTTCAAAAAACATACACGGTAGACCCGACAGAGGGCGAGAACTTCGACGCGCCGCGGGCCTGCACGCTAAGGCTCGGCGTCGCGACCGGCAATTACGGGAGTGACACGGTTCTAGCCGATATCGGCTTTGATTATCCGATCAGAAATAAATAGGAGATTAACGATGGCAAGATACGCTGACATATTGGAAAGGGATGGCGGCGTTGCCACCAATTATTCCAAAATTACCGACGCGCCCAGCACAGCAACCTCAATTGCTCTTGCTGTTTCATCAACTACTGACGGGATGGATTTTACCGTGACAGTCACAGATAAGGACGGGGGAGCCGTAACGGTTCCGGTCTGTCTTGACCTCTGGTTTAGCGACGACGCCGCAGGAATTGGTATAACGGCTGATGCGTTTTCAGGCGCTTTAACCGTGGGCACCGGCGCGATAATCGCTGTTGTGACGGCGAAAAAGCATCTCAAGGTAGTTACAAGCGCTGCTGGCGTATTGGTTGGAACCATTGTCGATTCCGCAAATCCAACTGACGTATATGTTGCAGTAAGCTCGCCCAATGCGTCTGGCGTTGCGATTTCCGTGACCTCTGGGACCAATTGGGAAGGCGTCTAAGTAGCATAATCGGCTATAAAATGCGCATCGAATGCGATCGCATACATAGGCCAAGCACAGCATTCTGCTAACGAAAGCCCAAAACCCCAATGAGTACGGCGAAAGAAAAAAAAGCGGGTGGCAGATCAACTGAATATAGTGAGGAAGTAGCCTCAATTATCTTGGCTAGGCTATCGGATGGCGAAAGCGCGCGCTCAATTGCGCGTGATCCGGCAATGCCAGTTATATCGACAATCATGAAATGGCTGGCTGACAACAAACAATTCTCGGAACAGTACGCGCGTGCGTGCGAAATGCGCGCCGATGCGGTGTTCGATGAACTGTTCGAGATTGCCGACGATGGCCAGAATGATTGGATGGAGCGCCAGGACAAAGACGGCGAAAACATTGGCTGGCAATTGAACGGTGAGCATGTGCAGCGCTCGAAATTACGGGTTGATGCCCGCAAATGGGCGCTCGCTCGAATGCAACCGAAGAAATACGGAGACCGGATTACCCACGCTGGCGACCCGGAAAATCCAGTAGTTACGAAGGAATTGACCGATCACGAGTATGCTCGACGAACTGCTTTTGTCCTTCAGCGAGCTAAGCGAGAAGGACCGGAATCAGCACAAGGAGATGACGCTCAAGAAGACGGCTGACTTGCGTTGGGTTCCGAACCCTGGCCCTCAAACTGACGCATATTTCTCCGAGGCCGATGAGCTGTTCTATGGCGGTGCCGCCGGCGGGGGGAAAACGGACTTAATCCTTGGCCTGTCGCTTAATGAGCATTCGCGCTCGATGGTCATGCGCCGGGAGGGAACGGATTTACGCGGCATTGAACAGCGCGCGACCGATATTCTGGGATCGACTGACGGTTACAACGCGACCAGGAAGGAATGGAAGCTCGGGAAGGGCCAAACGCTTGAGTTTGGTTCGTGCGTCTTCGAAAAGGACAAGTTCGGCTTTCAGGGGCGGCCGCATGATCTCAAAGCCTTTGATGAAATCACTCAATTCACGCGGGGCCAGTACGAATATATAATCGGCTGGAATCGTTCGACGAAATCGGGCCAGCGTTGCCGCGTCGTGTGTGCAGGCAATCCCCCAGCCACTCCTGAAGGCCAATGGGTAAAGGAATGCTGGGCGCCGTGGCTTGATAAGACATTTGAGAACCCTGCGGGAGCGGGTGAGCTTCGTTGGTTCACGACAATCGACAGCAAGACGGTCTGGGTTGATAAGGACTGGCGGGGAAAAGACGAAGACGGCAACGAGATAGCGCCGAAGTCCCGCACATTTATCCCGGCGCTCTTAAAGGATAATCCAGAGCTTTCGGCTGATTATCGCGCCAAGATCCAGGCCATGCCGGAGCCGCTGCGGTCTCAGCTTCTTTACGGCGATTTCAATGTTGTTGAAACCGATCAGGTCAATCAGGTTATCCCAACGGCCTGGGTGCGCGCGGCCCAAGCGCGATGGACGCCAGAGCCGGTTGGTAAAATGCTGGCCATGGGCGCCGACATTGCCCAGGGCGGAGACGACGAAACAGCGCTGAGCCCGCTTTATGAAAACGATTATTTTGCAGAGCAGATTGTTGAGCCGGGGAGACTGACGCCGGGAGGCCCGGAAGCCGCGGCGCTGATTATCACGCATTTACGCGATGGGGCGCAGGTCAACGTCGATATGGGCGGCGGATACGGTCAATCAACATACGATCACCTGCAATCGAACGGCGTTGCCTGTGCGCAGATGATCCCGGCCGGCAAGTCCGAAGAACACGTCAGACTGACCGAGGGCGATAAAGAGCTGAGCGGTTCGGCTGAGCCGATTGGCTTTGTCAACAAACGCGCCGAGTGGCATTGGCAATTCAGGGAAGCGCTTGACCCGAAAGAAAAACCGACACTGGCCTTGCCGCCGGATGAAAAAATGGTGGCGGATTTGTGCGCGGCGTCATGGCGTCTCACGCCGCGCGGTATTCAAATTGAAGACAAAGACAAGATCAGAAAGCGCTTAGGCCGTTCGCCTGATAGAGGAGATTCAATTATAATGGCCCACGGCGCAGGCAAGCAGGAAGATTGGGGCGACATGCCCGAGTGGCCTGATCTGGCGGTTGCTTGATGGCCCTCACTGACGACGAAATCCTCTCGATTGTTCGAGCGGAAAGAGAAGCTGCGCTTGGCGATGGGGATGAGCTGGCGACAGAGCGCGCCCGGAATTACGATTATTTCTATGCGGATACGGAGCAAGGCGCCTACAAAAGAGACCTGCCCGTATTAGCCGGACAATCGGCGGCGGTATCAACTGACGTTTCTGATGCCGTTGAAACCGTTCTTCCAGATTTGATGGAGATTTTCGCCGGCGGCGATGATGCGGTATCGTTCTCGCCAGTAAGTAAAGAAGATACGGAAGCCGCCGATCAGGAAACGGCTTACGTCAACCATGTGTTTTTCGTCCAGAATGATGGATGGATGGTGCTCTATGAGCATATAAAAGATGCGCTGATTTCAAAGACCGGGATCTTCAAATGGTGGTGGGAAGAGTCAGACGATTTCGACGAGATGGTTCTTAAGAACAAGAACCCTGACGAGATGACGATTATCCGGGCGCAGATTCGAAACAAGGAAATAGAGCTATCCGACAGGGAAGAAGATGAAATCAAGGCCGACCCGGAAACTGGGCTAACAACGCTACGGGTCAAAAAGAAGGTAACGCGCAAGCGCGCCCGTGTCATAACCGTAGCGCCTGAAGATTTCTTTATCGACCGCAATTCGACAAAGCCGTCCAATGCCACGATGTGCGGTCATCACGCTACGATGCGGGCCTTTGATCTACTTGAGCAGGGCTTTGATGCGGATTTGGTATCTGAGCTGAAAGACGCAGACCGGGTTGATGATGAGGATGGCCGGGCCAGGTCGTCTCTGCCGGATGCAGATGATGAGGCTCAACAGCCGGTACATTCAAATGATTTGATGCGCCGCGTTGAGATCACAGAGTATCACATTAAGCTCGACGTTGAAGGCGATGATTTCGAATTTTGGAAGATCATCACCGGCAACGATGATGCGATCCTATTAGACAAGGAGAAAATCGCCAGCATTCAATTCGCGACGAATTGCCCTTATCCGACGACACACAGATTTTATGGCCGTTCAATTGCTGACTTGTTGATCGATGTTCAGCGGATAAAAACGGCCCTCCTGCGATCGGTTCTAAACATGGCATATTACGGGGTGAACCCCCGGCCTGTTATCGACATGAAACAAGCAACCAAGGCGACGATCAGCGATATGCTGGACAATCGTCCTGGCAAGCCAATTAGAGCTAACGGACCAAATGCCGTAACATGGCAACAGCCGCCGACGCTCGGCTTCGATATATTCGGAGCCTTGGAATATATGGCGACGGTCGGCGAGGGACGAACCGGCGTTGTGCGAAATGCGCAAGGGCTCAACCCTGATACGCTGCATGATACCGCAAAAGGCGCCATGGAATTGATGAGCGCGGCGCAACGTAAGGTGCGGATGATTGCGCGGCTGTTCGCTGAGAATGGGATCAAGGATTTATTTCTTGGTCTGCATGATTTGATTGTGCGCCACGGCCGAAAGGCGGAGACCGTCCGGCTCCGCAACGAATGGGTTGAGATAGACCCGAACGAATGGAACCGGCGCAAGGACTTAAACATCGACGTTGGCTTAGGCTCAAATACGCAAAGTCAAGAACAAGCGTTCTGGGGCGGGATTATCGGGCTTCAAAAGGAAGCGCGTGAAATCGGCCTTGCGGACGATAAGAACCTCTACAATTCAGCGAAGAAACTTCTTGCCGCCGGCAATGTTCGGGAGCCTGAGGAATATTTCATCAATCCCGAAAAGCGCGAGAAAGAAGGCGAGGGCCAGAAGAAACAGCCGACGCCTGATCCTGCGGTCATTAAAGTTCAGGGTGAATTGCAGATTAAACAGCAAAAGGCGCAGCAAGACGCGGCGGCGCAGCAAGCTGAGTTTCAGTTAAAGGCGAAAGTCGCCGAGGCAGAAATTAATCTGAAGCGTGAGAAGGCGCAGATAGAGACGCAAATTGCCCTGCTAGAGCTGCAAATTGAAAAAGGCTCAGCAGATGAGCGCCTGGAAGCAGAAACACGATTGAAAGAATTGCAAATCCGGCTTGGTGCGCAAACAGACGAGTTTAGCGCGTTTGCCAAGGCGGCGAACGATTCCGCTCAAAGCAGCGTGAGATTCGGAGGCCGCATTGGCTGACCAGGACGTTATTGCACGGGGCGTGCGGGCTGAAAGGTTTCTTGAGGAAGCGAGGTTTTATTTCGACAAGTTGCGCGAGGCTTACAAGGAATCGATCGCGCGAGCTTTTGAAAGCGGCAACCCGGACGCCAAGCCCATGATTGGGAGTTATGGCGCTCAACTGGCGGCGTTAGCCGATCTTGAACAGCAACTAGAAACGCTTGCGGCGGGAGGCGAAATCGCCAAGCGATCGAATGAGGAAGAACAATGAGCGAAACAGGCAGCATTATCTCATCGACGCAGGACGCAGCGGCGGCGATTGCAGCAGCGCGTGAAAGTCAGGCGACTGACGAAGCGGTCGATGAGAATGCAGGCATTGCGGAGGAAGCTTCGCAGGATCAGAATTTAACCGCCGAAGGGGCGGACGCCGAGCCGGAGGAAACTCCCGCCAGCGGCGATCATGAAGAGGCAGGCGAACCGGAGGAAGCTCCCGTCCTCGCTGCACCGAATACATGGCCGAAGGACCGATTGGAAGAATGGGATGAACTAACCCCCGCAGCGCAGGAAGTTGTTCTTGCACGCGAGGCCGAGGTTCACTCAGCTCTTTCCGAGAAGGGCCGCGAAACGGCGGAGGCCACGCGTAAAGCGGAAGAGGCTGCGAACCGTATTCAAACCGAATATACGGACAGAATCGAAAAGCTGAATGAGATGCTCCCGCAGCTTGCGGAGAATTTCAAATCGAAGTGGGAGGCTGTGGATTGGGTTGCGCTTGCAGATGAAATGGACTCGAACGAGTTCAATAAGCTGAAAGAGCAACGCATCAAGGAAGAGACGCAGCTTCAAACTGCGGCGGCGGAGGCCCAACAAGCCAACGCCAAAGCTCAGGCGGAGTTTCAGGCTAATCAGCACAAGGCGCTTTTAGATCGCAATCCGCAATATGCCGGGGATGCGGGGAAAAAGCTCTTGGCTGATGAAGCCCAAAAGGTCGAACAATTCGCACTTAACCAAGAGGGCGTCACGCCGGATCAGTTAAAACAGATCACGGCGCCGCTCTATGAGGTTTTGCGCGACGCGATGAGATATCGCGCAGCGGCGAAGACAGCGACCAAACCCGCCAAACAGCCTGCGCAAAAGGTTGCAAAACCCGGCGCGCGTCGATCCTCAGGTGAGGTATCGAAAAAGAATCAGTCCGATGCAAAAGCAAACTTAAAGGCTCTCGCAAAGCAAGGTGCCGGGCGCAATGCCCAGGATCGCGCTTTGGCCGATGCGATAGCCGCAAAACGTAGGACAGGATGACATGGCTCAACCAGCAGATACCTTCTCGTCATATGACGGGATAGGCAACAAGGAAGACCTCTCAGAGTTTATTTACGACTGGTCTCCCGACGAAACGCCGTTCATGTCGAATATCGGCCGCGGCAAGGCGACAGGCACAAAGCATGAATGGCAGACAGACGTTCTCACTGCGGCGAGCGACGCCAATGCGGTGATTGAAGGCGACGACGCAACAACGGACGCATTGACGCCAACCGTTCGCCCGTTCAATCGCACGCAGATTTCCGACAAGGTGGCGCGCGTAACCGGCACTCAGGAAGTCGTCGATAAAGCGGGCCGCGCAAGCGAAATGGACTACCAGGTCGCCAAGCAAACTCGTGAGCTGAAAACTGACGTTGAAAAGCAGATGCTGTCCAACAAGGCGATGGTTGACGGCAACGACACCACGGCCCGTCAATCGGCTGGCTTTGAATCGTGGATCGTCACAAACGACGATCGCGGCTCAGGCGGCGCATCAACCGGCTTTTCCAGCGGAGCTATTGCGGCCCCAACGGATAGCGGGTCACCGCGGGCGTTTACGGAAACGATCCTGAAGAACGTCATGAAAGCGCGGGCTGATTCAGGTGCAGGCCAGAAAATGACGCAGCTCTATATGGGCTCCCACAACAAAACGGTGGCGTCAGGGTTCGTTGGTATTTCTGACCAGCGCAGCGATACCGGCGGCAAAGCGGCAAACATTATCGGCGCTGCTGATATGTACCTGTCGGACTTCGGATGGGTTGCGTTTATCTTTTCGCAACACTGCCGAACAAGGTCAGCTTCGTTTGTCGATCCGGACATGATCGCAATGGATGTGTTGCGTGATTTTCATACGGCGCCTTTGGCTCGAACCGGAGACACCGACAGGAAGCAGATCCTCGTTGAATACACGCTGAAGGTGAACAACGAGAAAGCGCACGGAATCGCAGCAGACCTCACGACCTCTTAACGATAGCGTAACTCAAGCGTAATTGACGGCCCTCTTAACCGGGGGCCGTCTTTTTATAAGGACAAAGCAATGAGCGAAATACAAACCGAACCGGCAAAGCCCAAGCCGGGACGCCCCCCTAAAGCCAAAGCCACGCCAGTCGTCGAGCCAGTAATTGAGCCAGAGCCGCAGAAAACCATCCCTGATGGATTTGAGGTCTGTTACGTGGCTGTTCCAGATCGCGTGTCTCGCGGGAGTAGGCCGGGTGGCGCGACGCTCGGCAAAGCCAAACCAGGCGAAAAACTAGTTTGCGGGTCCGCCTGCATTGACTCGCTTGAGCTGAACGAACTTGCTTTCCGCAACGAAGACGAGGCAAAGGCCGCCTTTACGATGTGGAAACGCAAGGAAAGAGCGCTCCGCGAAGCGGCGTTGAACGCAGAGGCTAAACGTAAAGAGAATAAAGAGCGCATGAATCGGGAGCTTCTGGAAGCTTCCGAACTTGAGTGGAATGGCTGAAACCGATTGGCGGCTTTTAGGCCGCAACGCTGTTACCGGCGTTGAAACATGGTGGCTCTGGAATGGCGACGGCACCTGCACGATCCGCGAAACGCAAGACGTTGAGCCGATCCTTGACCGCAACCAAGAGCTTTACAATTTAAACGATGGCTATGACAGCGAGCGCAATTTCAAGCGCGTCGCTTCGATCCCGAATGTGGTGCTGACGGAATATCGAAAAAAAGGGATCAATCTTCTTTCCCCGGAATTTGAACCGGAAATGAAGCGGTTCTTAAATGACAGCGATTTCAGAAAACTTCGAACCGCTTCAGGTACTCTATGACCCTCGCAACCTATACCGAGCTTAAGGATCTGGTTCAGGCGATGATCGCCAGGACGGATTTGAACGCATACATGCAGAGCTGGGTCAGGGCCGGAGAATTGTTCATCCACAACCGCCTTCGCGTGCGGGAAATGAACAAGGTTGACGCAACGCTTACGGGAACAAGCGGAGTAATCACCCTCCCGACAGACTTTATCGCCGTCAATGAATTAAGGCTCGCGACTGATCTTGCCATCGAGTTAAGCCATGAGCCGTCGAAGCAGTTATTCAGACGCGAGGCGGAAGCGTTCGGGCAAGGATATGGCCATTGGGATATTATTGGGGCAAACCTTTACATTCGGCCGACGCCATCGGATTCGCAGACCTATCATCTGGATTATATCGCCAAGCCGGCGGCGCTGACTGAAACGACCCAGGAAACCAATTCGATATTCCCAGCGTATGCGGACCTTTATTTATACGCGACCCTGTGGCGTGCGTTCAACCACGTCCGCGCCTTTGACAAGGCGGAAGTCAACAAGGAAGAGATAGGCGGGATAATCGAGGAATATAACCGCCAATACATTGAAGACATACAAGGGACGGGCTCACTTACAGTGTGCGCCAATATGGTGGCGTGATGGGAGAAAATGTAAAAAGCTTGGCGGCAGCACGCGTATTTAAGGAAGAGAATAACTCCCTTTGGACTCCGGCGGAGTGCGCCGAACATTTTATTGACAGAATCGCTAAAGGGGAAATCAAGCCGGAAAGCTGTGTAATTGTCTACCAAGTAACTCGGGAAAACGGAAAAGGGGAAATCAACACAATTCGCTGTAACATAAACGATAAAGAAGAGATATTTCTTTTGGATATGGCCCATTATTTCGCGCTGAAATATTCGGTTGACGATGACTGAACCTATCAAGCTTCTCTTTGGCAAGCATTTGCCCGATCAGCCGGCGTTGAATAATCCGGGGACGCCGTTCTTGCGTAATGTGGTTCCGGCGAACGGGTTCTTCCGGCCATTCGGAGATTTAAACCCTTATTCCGATGCGCTGACGGCAAGAGCGCAGGGCGCCCTATCCGGGCGGGATACAACAGGAAATGTTTACACATACGCAGGAGACGCGACAAAGCTTTACCGGCTCACGGCGCAGACATGGTCTGACGTATCGAAAACGGCGACGACTTACGCAACGCCGGCAGCCGGCGCATGGGAATTTATCCCATGGTCTGACAATCAGCTAATCGCGATCAACGGCATTGATAATCCGCAGGTCAAAGACCCTCAGGATGGAACTCTGTTCACTGATCTGGGCGGGTCTCCTCCGGCTGCACGGCACGGCGCGGTGGTTCGGTCTTTTGTCTTTCTTGGCAATTGGGCGGCGAACGAAAACAAGGTTGCGTGGTCGGCAATCGACGATTCAACGGAATGGAACACAGACGGGACCAATCAGTCTGACCAGCAGTTTTTACCTTCCGGCGGGCCGATTATGCGAGTGATCGGCGGCGAGGTCGCATTAGTCTTTGCACAGAGCGCAATCCATCGGTTTACCTATGTGGGCAGCCCGGTCATCTTTCAAAGGGATGAAATCGGCCCGAACGTTGGACTGATTGCGCCGGGGGCGGTCGCGCAGTTTGGCAATCTGGTCTTCTTCATTGGGCAAAACTCGTTTTACCGGATGGATTTGAACGGTGTTCCGGTTCCAATAGGGGAATCGCGCTGGAATAAAACCTTTTTCAGTGAGTTTGACGAAAATAACGCGGATAAGGTGACATCGGCAATTGATCCGATCAACACCATCTGGCTGGTGGCTTACCCGAATACCGCGTCTGCGACTGGCCTGCCGAATCGCATGTTTCTTTATAATTGGGCGACGGATGATTGCTCGTTTATAGATATTGATACGGAAATCATCCTCTCGGCGTTCTCGCCGGGGACGGCGCTTGACGATCTGGAGACTGTAACTGGCTTTGATCTTGACAGCCTCTTGTTCTCTCTCGACAGCCGCGTATGGCAGGGTGGCGCGCTGGTGCTTGCGGGCTTTGACCGGGACCATATGCTCGGGTTTTTCTCAGGCTCTACTTTAGAGGCGGAGATAGAGACACAAGAACGCGAAAACGCCGGACAAAGGATCTTTGTCGGCCCCGTAAGGCCGTTTGTAGACGCTTCGGACGTGCAGATCGCGATTAAGACGCGTGAGAATCAATCTGACTCGCCAGTTCTGAACGCTTACACCTCAATCGGCGCCGATGGACAGTGTCCACAGCATGTAAGCGGGCGTTATGTTCGCGCACGAATGAAAATCCCGGCGGGTTCTTCATGGAGCAAGGCGCAAGGCGTTGAAGCCCAGGCTGAGGCCGATGGTGAAATATGACGCAGTATACACCTGCGCTGTCACCCGAACCGAGACCACGAGAAATAGCGGAGCGGGTGAACCAGCTTATAAAGGGCAAGTTCAACAGTCATGGGCGCGTGACGCTGGCTCTATCCGTAGCGACGACGACATTGACGGACATTAACATTGGACTCGACAGCAAGATCGTTTTTTCGTTCGAAACAGCGAACGCGCAAACTGAAGGTTTCCCTTGGTACTCGATAGCGGCGAAGGGAGCGGCGACGCTCAATCATCAGAACAATGCAACGGCAGACAGGACGTTCGGGTACGTGGTCGTTGGCTGACTTTAGAAATGGTCAACATAGATTCTATTTCGACGGTCTGGAACCGCTTCGGCGTGGGGCTGTTGTTTCGAAATTCGCAATGGCGCTCCGGCGGACGATGGAAGGCCGATTATCTTTTAGATAAAATCCTTCAGGAACAAATGCAACTTTGGCTGGTGATCGAAAAAAAGAACGGCGCCGAGTCCATCAAGGCAGCGCTGATTACCGACATACGCCCGTATGAAACGGGCTTTAAAGCTTGCCACATAATTGCAGTCGTCGGCAAAGAGCCCCGTTCATGGATTGGATTAAGATCGGTAATGGAAGACTGGGCGAAACGCTCGGGCTGCGAAGCTATCGAAACTATCTGCCGAGTCGGCTGGAAGCGGTTCCTCCCCGACTGGAAGCAGACACATATCTTTATTGAAAAAAGGCTCTGACAATGGGCGCAGGTACTAAAAAAACCACGACGCAGAACCAAACGGCCACAAACACGCCAGCCGCTGCGGCAGATATTCAATTTGGCATCGACCAGGGCCGCAATCTGTTTAATACGCTGGGCGGCCGGACGTTTCCTGACTTCTCAACGGTCGCCGGATTCTCTCCGACAACGCAGCAAGGGCTAGATCTGACGGCTTTGCGCGGCCTTACGGGCTCTCCGGTTAATGCAGCGGGCCAAGGTGCGGTAACGGACATAGCCGGCGGCGGCGCCTTCGGACCGGGTGGTGTGCCGACAAACGCTGCGGCGGAGTTCTTTCTTCCTACCGCTCGCGGCGATTTTCTGGACTTTTCGAATAATCCGTTTTTCCGTGAGGGCGTTGACACAATAAACGATTCTGTGGGCTCGGTATTTGAGCGCGCCGGCCGTACAAGTTCGGGCGCTAATCAATCCTCACTGGGAAGGGCCGTTGGTTCGTTCGGCGCCGGGATCTTCAATCAAGAGCGCTCCAATCAATTGAATGCTGCCCAGGCTCTTGGCAATATCTTCCAGGGCGATATCAATAATCAATTCTCAAATACGGCGTCGCGTCTTAATGCGGCGAGTCTGGCGCCGGGATCGGCCGGTACTGATTTTCAGGATCTTCAGGCGCTTCTGGGCGCCGGCGGCGCATTCGATGCGAAGAACCAGCAACTTATCGATGAGCAAACCAACCGGTTCAATTTCCCATTCGACAACGCCATTCAAAACAGCCAGCTTCTCAATCAAAATGTTGGCGGCCTAGGCCCGCTCTTGGGCGGAACGCAAACCGGAGATTCGACGACTGTTGAGAAAACCTCAGGCGGGCTGTTAAATCAAATCCTTGGCGCAGCGCTGACAGCCGCCGCCGCTTTTGGAACCGGCGGCGCTTCGCTTGCGGCTGGTGGCGCGGGCGGTCTTTTCGGTGGCGCGTCAGAAACATTCTCCCCATCAACAATTCAGAGCGTATTAAGCGGCATAAACCCGGCGCAAATGTCGGCGCCGACCGGGGGATTCAGTTTGTTTCCATCGGCAGGTGGCTCGACAGGCCCGTTTAGCGGGCAAGCTTTACCGTCGTTATTTGGCGGAGGGTTTGGCTAATGACCTTGCATCAACATCCAGGCGGAATATTCGCTGACGCAATTAGCGCCTCACAAGGAATACCAATTGCGGCCTCTCAACCAAATCCAGGCATATTTGCGCAACCGCAACCACGCTCAGGGATTGGCGGCATCCTCGACCGGATAAACCAGGCTTCGGCCACGCCCGCGTTTGGGTTAGGCATTGGCCTACTTTCAGGCTCGCCGCAGCAAGGATTTGCAAACGCTCAAAATGCGCGGGCGATGCAGAACAATGAGCTGCGTCAGGCCATGGCCCAGCGCGCCTTACAGCAAAAGGCGCAAGCCGCGGCGGCTCAGCGATCGTTCTCGAATAATCTCGCCACACGGGCTGATTTACGAGCGGAAGACAAAGTCAATAAGGGGCCGTCAGCCGTTGAAATCGGCCGGTTTGTGCACCCTGACGATCCGAAGGCAGCAAGGTTGCTGGCTGAAAAGATTGCTTTGAAATCTGGCGTGACAATCAACACCGGCGACCGAACAACCCCATTCCCGCCTGCCGTAAGGCCAAATAGAACCGCGCAGCCGCCATCATTCGACGCGATTGACAGAGCCGCCGGACCAGTTGATTTCCTTGCCAGGGTCTCACAACGCAATCCAATTCTTGCTCCGTTCATGGGTGAAACCGGGACAGATCAACGGAAATCTAGGTTGATTTTTAAAAGTATCGAGAACGACATTCGCTCATCATTCGTTATCAACCCGGGCCGCGTCTCTAATTTTGATCTAGAACTCGCTGGAAAACTTTTACCCGCCAGTCTTGGCGTGTTCACAAGCGAACAAAGTTCTGTTGCCGATTTGACGCAGCTTCTAACACTACTTGAGGCAGATATCGCTCAAAATCTTGAAGCAAGCAAGTCGCCGCTCCTAACGTTGAAAGCCCGCTCAGATATTCAGATTGTCGTCAATTCGCTTGCCAATGCGTCTGACAAAATCGACGGCCTGTTAACTGCCCGAATGATGGCGGTTACTAAAATCGGGGGTAGAGCCGTCGCGAATATACCAGTCGAAGAATTGGAAAACCTCGACCCGGATCAATTGGACGATGACCAATTACGCGCTGTTGTCGCCGCGAGAAAGCTAAACCGTGCCAGATAAGTTCGAAGACGCGCTATTGGCGCGTGAACAGGCGGCAGCGCCTCCGGTTCCTACCGGCCCGGACCCCTTTGAAGCGGCGATGGCGCGCCGTGGCTTAGTCGAGCTTTCCACAACTGAAACGTTGCAAAACACCGGCGACCCGCTCGGGCAGGGCGTTAAAGCGGCAAAGAGAGGGGCAATAGGCGGACTTGGCCAGTTGGGCGATCTCGCGGATTTTTCTGCAAGAACCCTGTTTCCAGCTCAGTTAAAGGAATCTGCAATGGCCGCCGCCGCAGAGCGGGAGCGGTTTGATTCAGAAACGGCGTTTGAAAATCCTCTGCAAAAGCAGTTGAGGATTATTAAGGCGCTCACAACCCCGCCAGAAGGCGCGCCCAAATTTCCTGGCAGAAAAGAAGCGTTAAGTGCGGCGCGCGCCGCAGGTGTTAATTTGGACCCAAAGCCTCGTGCGGAACAAACGCCATCCGAGCGCGCGGCAACCGTTGGCGGTGATGTTCTTGGTGAAGGAGCCGCATTTGTCTCAACATTCGGCCTTGGCGTTCCTGCGGCGCTTTCACGTGCCGAACTGAAGGGAACGACCTTGCTTGGCAAGGTCGGAAAATCAATCGGCGCGTCGTTCAAGAAAGACCCAGCTAAATTCACGCTGACAGAATTGGGAATGCTTTCTGGCTCGGCCCAAGGAGCTGCAGCAGCAGAGTTATTGGCGCCCGAAAATGGCGTTGCACGGTTCTTTGGAGAAGTTGGCGGCGGGATTATCAATCCGACGACATTTCTTGTCAGGGCGGGGCCGAGGTTAGGGGCCGCCGCTGGAAACGCCGCCAGATCGTTTACGGAGGCAGGCCGAGAGGCGTCCGCCGCAAAAATCCTGCAGAAAACAGTAATCGAGGCAGGCGAAGACCCAAAAGCCCTCGCTGCGCTCTTACTGGCCGGCGATGTTGAAAACGTTGCGCTTACCGCCGGTAGGAAAACCGGCAGTCCGGCCTTGCTGCGGCTTGAAGCGACAATCGCCAAGGATGATTTGAAGTTTCTGCGCACCAACACGCAGATGACCGGAGAGGCAATCCGCACAATAGAGGGCGCGATAGATAATCTTGTTCGCTCCGGAAGCCCCGAGCATTTGCGCATGGCGGCGAAATTGCGCGACCAGCACTTCGGAAACCTACTCGAAAACCGTTTGAATCGTGCGATGACAGCTGCGCAGGAAACGTCAGCAAAAGTAACTGGCAGTGGTCGGGTTGGCGCTAGCCTTGAAGCCGAAAAGATAATGCGTGAAGCGCTTGACGGAGTTCGCAAGGTTGAGCGTTCTTTGTGGGCCAAAGTGCCGAAAGATATTCCTGTAGCAGTGGGCGAGCCCCTGCAGGATGCAATTAGCGCAGCGCGTCGGAAACTTCTTCAAGAGGAACTTATTCCTCGTCAAGATAGCATATTCCGTATTATGGAAGATGGCGGTTCGACCACTGGCGAGCTTATAACGCTCCGAAGTAGATTGTTGGACGACGCGCGAACCGCGCGCGCGACAGGCGACAGGACGAAGGCAAGTGTCGCATCAGATCTTGCGGAGGGCGTGCGTCAACAGCTTGACGCTGTCGCGGACAGTTCGCTGGATGAAGCGCGAGCGTTCACACGCCAGCTCCATGAGAAATTCACGCAGACGTTTGCCGGTGAGGCGACGCGCACGACCTCGCAAGGCGGCGCTCGTATTGCTCCAGAAACGCTCCTGGACAGGGCATTTGCTGGCGGAGACTCTGCGGGACTGGTCCGTTTTGGCGAACTTGAGCAGGCTGCACGCTTTGCCGATGAAGCAATCGGCGGCGGACTGTTCGCCGGGGCGGTTCGTAATCAGGAAGAAGCTTTTTTAAGGTCTGCTGCGCAAGATATTATCGGCCCGGACGGAGCTGTGAACCCGGCGCGCTTGCAATCGTTTGTCGCCCGCAATCAGGAAACCTTGAACCAGTTTCCAGCCCTCAAGGCCGACCTGGCGGACGTTCAATCGGCGACGAACGCGGTGCGCGCCGCTGAAGCAGGTGCGAAAAACGCATCTCGAATTGTAAAAAACCGGGCGGTGTTCAAACGCTTGATCGGCTTCGAAGATCCGACGACAGTCATCAACAAAATCATTTCCGGCCCGGAGCCGATGCGCGATATTGCGCAATTGGCCCGCATGTCTCGTAAAAGCGGCAAAGCGGCGACTGACGGCCTTCAGACCAGCATAATGGACAGCCTGATAAACAACGCCACGTCGGCAGATGGTGTTGTTGATTTTACGAAGCTCAACAAGGCGCTTACGTCACCGCTTCAGCGCGGCGGGCCAAGTCTCGCAACCGTCATGGTGCAGCAGTTAATCATCACGCCGCAAGAAATGTCTCGGTTGCGGCGACTTACGAAACGCGTTGAGGCGATACAAGACGCGGCGTCCCAATCGTTCCCGAAAGAAGAGTTAATCGAGTCGCCGGATTTCTTGACCGATTTGGCAACGCGCATTGTTGGCGCTCGCTTAGGCGCCAGGCTTGCCGAAGGATCGGGTTCCGGGGCGGGCATTGTGCTGGCCGGCGCTGGATCAAGAGGCGCTAAAACCCTTGCTGAGAAAATCCCATCGACCAGAATTATGGATGTTCTTACAGAGGCGGCGAAAGACCCGCAATTGATGGCGAAGCTTTTAGAAAAACCAAGAACACCAGCGGCCCGCGCGAAACTCGAAGGCCAAATAAATATCTTCCTGTTGCAAGCAGGAATTATTCCGGAGGAAGAATAATGTCTCTATACGATTGGTCTATCACGGCCGCTGACAATGACGACGCTGACAGCAATATCAACTGGACCGAAGGCCAAAACCCAAATTCCGTCAACAACTCGGCAAGGGCTCAAATGGCCGCTGTGGCGGCGTTTCTGGCCCAAATCAACGGCGCTACGTCGTCAACGGGCTCTGCGGACGCCTACGCCTTCGCCAGCGCTACAGGGAACACCATAACCGCCTATGCGGCGGGGAACATGATTTGTTTCAAGGCCAATTTCACCAATGCTGGCTCAGCGACGCTGAACGTAGATACATTGGGGGCAAAAACCCTCAAGAAATACGGTTCCACCAACCTTGTCGCCAATGACATTGAGTCCGGCAATATTGTCGTTTGCCGATATGATGGAACCAATTTCTTAATCACGTCGCAAATTACGAACGCCAATATTGAAGCCTTTGCTGCCCTAACCGGCGCGGCGGACAAGATCGCCTACTGGACTGGCGTTTCCGCGATGGCAACGACGACACTTACGTCAGCCGGACGATCTTTAATTGATGATGCAACCGTTGCCGCTATGCGGACGACGCTTGGCCTTGTCATTGGAACGAATGTCCAAGCGCAGGATGCGGATTTACAAGCGATTGCTGATCTTACCAGCACGGCTGATAGACTTCCCTATTCGACAGGGTCTGCAACGTGGTCGTTAACCACTATTACATTGAAGGCAAGGGAGTTAATTAACCAAGCTACGGAGGCAGGAATGCGGGGTGAACTTGGCCTTCCTGAGAATACCAAAAACATCACATTCGGCACTGCCGCTCCTGGGGCTCTTGGTGATGGCGAAATCTACATAAGGCATGATTAATGGCCCAAAGTTTAACCATTGGTAGCGGCGGGAATAAAACCAACACGTCGCTCATTCTCGGCAGTTCTGGCAACAGAAAAGTTACTGAGGGTTGGATTGGCAACAGCGGAAATAAACAGTTTTATACTGGGCTGTCCGCAACTGCACCAGCCTCAGCTACAAGCGCTGTAGACGGCCTACGTGCGCCAATTTCTGGCAATATTACCGTTACGCCTTCCGATGGTGCGGGCGGCAATATTATACAGTGGACAAAAACGGGCGGTGATGCAGAAGTTTCAATAGACAACGCAACGTCTTTCGCAACCTTTTGGACTGCATCGTCTAACCCGACTGGCAGAAGCGCCACATATTCGTACTCCGTACAGGACGCGCACGGCATAATTGCAAGCGGCAGCGTCAGCGTTATCTTCCCGTCAAGCGCATAGGGGTCAATCATGCCGACATACCGCAACGTCTATGAAGAAATTATCGAAAATGTACGCGGGAACCTGAGGCCGGACGATCAGGATTGGCCGTCTAACAATCCTCTGACGGGATCGTTTTTACTAGAGTCCGGCGACCTCTTCCTTCTTGAAACTGGCGATGAGCTTCTACTGGAGTAAATTATGGCTAACACCAAAGGCTCGGATCTAACGGCAATGACAGGGCCGTTAGGCACTGACATCTTTATCGTTGTTGATGATCCGGGGAGCATTCCGGCTACGGAAAGTCTTACGCTCTCGCTTGCGTGGACTGGTTATTTTAGACCTCTCGCCGATACTCGGTATCTTGAGATAGCCAAAAGCGGCGAAATAGCCGCACTTACGGCTAAGGCAACCGTTGTAGATGGTGATTTCTTCCTGTTGGAAGATAGCGCCGCATCGAATGCAAAGAAAACCGTCACGGGGACGCAGCTTTGGGCAAACTTTCTCAAAGGCAAGGCAGACGCTCTTTATTTTGCGATAACAACCGCAGGACAGATCGCAGGGTTGACGGAAAAAACTGCCCCGGTTGGCGCCGATAAGATAAGGCTCGACGACAGCGCCGCAGGCGACGCGGTAAAATATACAACGATCACTAATCTTCTCACCGGCTCCGGGGTCGCCGGGGAATTGTCAGTCAAGTTTTCAACTGACACCAAGACGACGCCCGCCGCGACTAATGATTATTTCATGATGGTGGACCCGGATAACGGGACGCCGGCGCTAAAAGAACATGGCGTTAAAATCGAGGATATGTGGGCCAACGCGCTGTCTGCAAAGGCCGCTGCGGATAATCCGGTAAAGATCCCGTGCATCGTTGCAACGACCGCCAATATCACGCTTTCCGGCGAGCAAACCATTGACGGCGTTCTGACCAGCACAAACCGTGTATTGGTCAAAGACCAAACGGCGGGCGCCGAGAATGGGATCTACGTTACCCTGTCTCTTATACACATCTGACGCTGCCGACGAAGAGG